CAAACAAAGATTTGTGTATCCAGAAGATTTTAAAGGTGTAAAAAATTACATTCGTGTAACAAGACGACCAGATACAGATGAATTTGTTGTATTGTGGTATGAAAATGGCAAACTAAATGAAGACAAATCGTATTTTACAAACGATGCCGCGGATGCGTGGAATACTTTCGTTTTAATGAAACCACAAGTTGATAAAGCGAACAATCCAAAAATGAATAATGGTGTAAATGAAGAAACAGGCACAGGAGCAGTTGCAGGATATGCTACTCCATTTGCCTTTAGTAAAAAAAATGGAAGTAAAAGGGCGTTAGATGTTACTACTAAGATGGGATACAAAAAAGTAAAAGATATTGATTAATGAATACAAAAGATACATCATTATGGAATAGAAATTGTCCTGATTGTGGAGTTCTTCAATCATTTGCGACTAAAGATGGGTTAATGCGTGCTGTAAAATTTGACAGAGTTTGTAAAAAATGTGCGAATACGGGAGAAAATAATCCCAATTTTGGAAAAATCCCATCTAAAGAAATTAAACAACAAATATCAAAAAGTTTACGGGGAATTATTCCTTGGAATAAAGGCAAAAATACATCCAAAGAAACAAGAATAAAAATATCATCATCTATTAAAGGAAAAAAATTATCATCAGAAACAAAATATAAATTGAGATTAATTTCTATAAATAGAATAAAAAATCAAGGAATATTTTCTTCATTTAATCCTACTGCTTGTAAATTCATTGAAGAATTCGGAAAGAAAAATGGTTATAATTTTCAACACGCTTTAAATGGTGGAGAAGTTGAATTATATGGTTATTTTGTTGATGGTTATGATAAAGAAAGAAATATAATCTTTGAATATGATGAACCACGGCACTATGTAATAAATGGAGAATTAAGAAATAAAGATTTACAAAGACAAAAAGAAATCATTGAGAATATTAAACCACGGTCTTTTATTAGATACGATGAAAGAAATAATAAATTGTATGACGTTATTACTAACAATACAATTTCAGAAATAAAAAAATAATATGAGAATAAAGTTAAGAAATCTATTAAATTTAACCGAACAGGCTCCGTCGGCACCCGACCCTTTATCACCCACACCTGCGCCGATTCAACCTGGAATGAATGCCGGTGGTCAAGATGACCAACAGACTCCACCAGCAACTCCTGATACGTCTCCTGAACCAGAAGACCCAGGGGAATATGATTTTACAAAAGATTTTAGAGCATTTGAAGACAAGAAGAACAAAGCCGAAGCCGATGCAAAGAAAGTTCTCTTGGATAAAATGAATGAAAGACTTTTGAGTAAGACAATTGTTGCCAATGCCTCCCGTGGTTATGGACAACCAAAGACCGATTACACTATCAAAGCTGTAAAGAAAGTCAGTGTTGAATTTTGGTATAAAGATTATGTTGTTATTGTTTCTGATGAAAATGACAAGAAGTATTTCTTGACTCCAGGAATTAATATCAAGATTGAGAGTGAAGGTTCAGAACCAGCGCCAGACGGTGAACAACCGGTTGTGCCAGGTCAAGAAGACCAACAGGCAGCACCTACGCCAGAACAACCAGGCGCAGGTGGTCAAGAAACTCCAAATGGAACTCCACCACCAGCTCCAGAACCAGAAGGAGAACCACAAGGCGTGACTCCACAAACTCCTGACGCAAATCCAACTCCAGCACCAGCCCCACAGGCCGCTGCACCAAAACCAGAGGAACCACAACCAGAAGCACCACAAACTGCTCCTGTTCCACCAAAAAAGAAAAAGAAATTGGCACCTGTAGCAGAATGGGTTCAAAATGATTTAAACAGTTTCCTTTTGGAATTTATGTCTGATGACGTAAAGAATCAAAATGGAAAGGTTAATTTTGTTACTTATATACAAGAAGCATCTAAGATGTTGGCCGAAGGCGTAAATGCTACCAAGGTAAGAGTTAAATTATTGATTCCTGAAAATCACATGGTAAATGTTGACAACAGAGACATTAAGTTAGCCGCCTTAGACGCCATGAGACAGAGAACGTATGGCGGTCAATATTCTAAAGGTTCCATTGAAGTCAACAAAACCGGTAGATATTATCTCTTGGAATACGTAAAAGAGATAGGATGGAGCATTTAATATGAGTCAGAAACAACTATTAGTCGATTGTATAACATTCGAATTCGTCAAGGATAATCTCTTTGAAGAGGCAGTCCGCGACCAAAACAGACGTTTAATTGTCAAGGGTATTCTCCAACGTGCCAAGGTTAAAAACCAAAATGGCAGAGTATATCCTAAAGATACTCTATTTCGTGAATCCAAAAAATACGAAGAAAATTTCATCAAGGAACGTAGAGCGTTGGGCGAGTTAGACCATCCAGAATCATCTGTGGTAAACTTACAAAACGTTTCTCATAACGTTATTGAAATGCACTGGGAAGGTGACGATTTGATTGGAACTGTAGAAGTTCTACCTACTCCTAATGGTAATATTTTGAAGGAATTGTTCAAAGCAAATATCAGACTTGGTATTTCAAGTCGTGGTCTTGGAACTGTGAACAAGAGTATGAATGAAGAAGCCGATGTCGTTCAAGACGATTTCGAGTTGATTGCTTTTGATTTCGTATCAAATCCAAGCACAAGAGGAGCCTTTATGTTCCCATCTGGCAACCTTCAAGAAGGTGTAAATAAGAATGTTGTTCAAAATCCAGTCACCCAAAAATGGGAAAGAGTTGAAGATATTGTAAGAGACATTCTAACCGAGATAGGTTAATCTTAAATGAAAAAGTCACAACTAAAGTTATTACTTAAAAAAATTGTCACGGAGGCAAGGCTTCTTGAAAATGTTCAAGACCCTACCAAAGATGAAATGTTTAACTATCTTCATCAGATGTATGGTAATGAAGAAGGTTTTAGAGACGACGCTGAAGTGGCTATCTATTGGTTTGCCAATTTCTATCATGGTGGACAGTCCAGCCATCTTTATTCTGTATTAAGCACGTCAAGATTTCACCCCGGCCCAATGGCTAAAGGGCCAGAACCACAGTCATCGGAAGAAATGATGTATGAAGATTTAGTTCTAAAATATGCTCCTGGAACAGAAGAAGCTATCAAGATTCAACGAAAACACAATTCACTTAACGAAGCCGTTTCTCCAAAAAATCAAGAATTGATTGGAAAATGGATTCGGGAACATGGAGCACGTCAGGCTGCATATAAGATGGTAAATTCGGTTGTCAAACAAAGATTGATGATTGGATTGGAAGATTTGCCTGACACTGCTACTTTGGCTAGTGGATTGGATGATATTGAAGATTTTTTGAAAGGTGGAAACTTTGAAGCCGCTTTGAAAGCTGCATATGACACTGCTAAAGAATTTGTTGAAGAAGAAGGCGGAGAAGGAATATTTGAAGGTGATGAAGCCGACGCAGTAAATGATATGTGGGCTGGTAGTGATGATGATTTGGAATCTCAAAGAAACGATTTATCTAAGCAAAGTAAAAAGGTGGATGCCAATATAAGTAAGATGATGAAAGACCCATCATATAGACCGGCCCCATTTGGTAATAAACAAAAGTCCAAGAAATTTTTTAGTGGAAATCAAAAACAAAAGACAGTTCAAGATTTTGATTGGCCAAGAATCAAACAGAACATTGATAAAGGAACTTTGAAAGAGGAAGATACTATAAAAGATGAAGATGTTGATTATGTTGAATATCATTCTCAAAGACAAGGAGAAAAACCTTTCACATTAAAAACCGCTAACGGCCAAGAAAAATTTGAATATTGTAATGCTAAATACCCATCTGGCAAAATTGACATTGGAGTTTATGCTTTCCGTGGTGACGTAGTTTACGGATACAATACATTCAAAAAGATGTTCAATATAAAATAAAATTTATTGTTTTGTGTCATAAGAATTTTTAAGAAATAAAAATTTATCATATTTTCTTTTCAATCCGATTTTATCATCTTCATAAGTTTTCCATATAAAAGACCCAAAATCATATATTTCTTTTTTACGTATTAAAATTGCATTAGAAAAACTGTGTTTTCCTATCACAATATTTTTTCTAAAATTATATTCTTTTGGTAAAAATGACCAATCTTGATTGTGTGGGCCGGAAAATCCTAATCTGTAAGGATGATTTGGATGAATATAACCATCGCCATCTACATATCCTCTCCACCAATAACATTTTAATTCTTCTGGTATTGTATTAATTACTTTTATAGCCGATTGGTATTTTGTATGATAATCCAAAGAGATTAAATAATCCACTAATTCTTTTCCTGATAATCTAAGCGAAGTTGTTTGTTTATGTCCTGTTGTTTCTTTTCTTATATATCTTTTCCATTCTCCAAGTTTAAAAAATATCCATTCTATATTATCAAAATCTTTAGAGATTAATTTTATATCTACAGAATAACTATCTTTATAAGTAATCCATCCGTCTGCCCACAACAACCCCAAAATATATGCCGTTTCTTTTGTATTGACATCTTTGAATGTAGATGGTAATATTGAAGGTGTGAATTTTTTTATAAGAGTTTTGGAATGAAGATTATTACGTAATTCTAATGGAATATAACACCCCATATTATTTGCGGTTATCCTTATTGACGCCAAAGGTCTTCCTAAAATTTTTGCACATTCATGTGAACCAAGTATTGAATAATTGTTTTTTAACCAAGATTTTTCTTCTAATGTATATCTTTTCATATGTCTCTTATACATCATATATATAATCAAAAATAAAGAAAGACAAATAAAAATGTTAAATTATTCAGATATTATTTTAAAACACAAAAAGTCCATCGTGAATTCAAGGGACGATTGTAATATATCAACAGTATTAGGCAATAAAAGATTCAATTCTCCAGTCTGCTGTAGTAATATGAAATCTATCCTAAATTGGGAAATATGCAAAATTTTTGATGATAAAAATTGGTTTTATGTTTATCATAGAATTGATGGATTTATCGACGTGGAAAATTTTATTCGTAGGGCAGATACAAATAAATGGAATACAATTTCAATATCTATCGGAATAGGAGAAGATTGGATTAGAGCATTACAACATTGGTCAATAAACAATTGGAAAATTGACTATATTACAGTAGATGTTGCGTTATCATATAATGATAATATTATTCCTGTTATTAAAGCGGTTAAAGATTATTATCCAGACGCATATTTGATAGTAGGAAATGGTTGTATTCCAGAATGGATTACGTGGTTGGAGAATATGGGGGTTAATTGCGCCAAGGTTGGTATTGGCGTGTCTAAATCGTGTAGAACACGTCAATACACCGGATTTGGTTCTTCAACAGTCTCGTCTTTAATTGAATGTGTTAATGTGGCAAAAACTATAGATATAATGAGCGATGGTGGCCTAACGGTAGATGACCGTGGAGAAGTTTGGGTCGGCGATATAAATAAAAGTTTGGTTTTGGGCGCCGATTTTGTGATGTCCGGCGCCGCCTTTTCAAAATGTATAGATTCTCCATCAGTCATAAATGGTTACTATGGAAATGCGTCTGAACAAGCCAAACAATCTAAAAAAAATATAGAAGGCGCAAAAATTCAAATAGAAACGAATGGGTTGACGATATCTCAAATGTGCGATTTAATATCGGATAGTATTAAATCAGGAATCTCCTACGCAGGCGGAACCGACCTAACAGCCTTCAATTCAGTGGAATGGGCCAGAATCCTACCTTTTCATTAATAAACAATTATCCAATTTTTACATTTATTTATATGACCGTTAATAAGACTACTAACACTTCTCTTACTCATATTTAATTTTTTTATTAAATCATAATAATTTCCTTTAAAACTTTCTTTCGTTTTTACATTTTTTACATCATACATTTTAAAAATTTTTAAATTAATTCTTGATTTACATATTTTTTCTTTGGTTTCTTTAGAATGAATATGCCCCATTAATTTATTTTTAATTTTTATTTTACTTTCTTCTGTATGTTTTTGTCCTTTATGTATTTTACTTAATTTAAGCAACGACGTTTTTGACCATATTCTTTTTCTGTTTGATTCCCGAATTTTATCAATTACTTGAGGCGTCATCTCAATTCTATCTGCTAAAAAGGATTTATTGTAACATTTATCTTGTTCGGTTTTTGCAATATCAAGATATTTTTGTTCCTCAATTAAAAGATATCGTGGTTCAATTTCTTCTATAATAATAAATTCAAAATTGTCAATTCCATATTTATTCCAAGAGTTTTGTAAATGTGGATTTTTATGAATATTTTTATTTAATAAATGTCTATGTCCATTCCATCTACTACGAATATTTTTTGCACTACCAACATAATACTTCCCATTAATTTTATTTATTATCTTATAGATTCCCGACATTTCCTTCTTTGTTTTTATAGTATCTGTTGAGGGAACGCTTTCTTTCGATTCTTTTATGTCGGTTATAATACCGCATACGCCTGACTCTCCACTGTTCTTTAATTTCATCTTCGGTTCTATTAAGTTTTTTTCTTCCCATATAACATTTTCCTTTGTTGTTGACATTTCACCGTTCATATGATATAAATAGAGTTGAAATTATTCAAAGTGACAAAAATCGTGACGATATTAAAATAAATTATGAAAATAGAATTAGAAAAAATTAAGGCGGCGATGGCTGAAAATGGTATTGATGAGACGACAATTGAGACAATAATAACTCAATTGAAATCGGAGATGGCCGAAGAGGAAATTCAATCAGAAGTTGAGGAAGATTCTCCTACCAACGATGATTTAACGGATAATTCAGAAGACCTTCCTCGCACAAAATTTGAATACGTTGTAATCTTGAATGACAAGGAAGGATACCTCAAAGATAAAGAAATTGCGGCCTGGGTGGTTCAACAAGAAGAGAACGCCGATGCGGGCTTAATTGTTTCAAGAATCTCTGACGCAGTGAAAGACCAAAATGCCGGAGCCAAGAGAAAGAAACATTCAATGACAAATTTAACGGAAGCGTTTGAATCATTGAAGTCAAAGTTCTTGAGTAAGAAGAAAATCAAAATCAAGACCAAAGATTTGACAAGAGTTATTATTTCGGATGGTAAATTACATTGATATGAAAAAAGAGTATATGAAAAAAGAGTATTGGTATAAATTCTTTATTGAAGAATGCCCTGTTTGTGGGCGTTCTTCCGAATGGAAAGAGAGAATTTATGACAAACCAAGACCAAAGAAAAAAGAAGATAGATATAAGTTTAACCAAACTTGGTGTCACTGTAATCAGTAATTTATGAAAAAGACAGAAAGACTTCGTAAAGAAGCAGAATTAACATTATCAAAGATAAGAAGTATTACTCGACATATAAAAAATGTTGAAGATAATTGTCTTATTTTGGGCGAGAGGTTAATTCTACAAGGTAGAATCGACCTTGGAAAACAACTCATTGCGAATGGGTTTATTCACGATGCCAGTAAGTTTACAGGCATTGAATTTGAATATCTATCTTTACATAATCCAACCGAAGAAAATAATAAATTAAAAATGAAGTTGGCAATCCAACAACATAATTCTACTAATTTACACCATGCGGAAGCATGGAGCGGTGGCATAAAAGATATGCCGGATGTATATCTTGCAGAACTGGTGTGTGATATCAAAGCACGGTCAGAAGAATTCGGAACCTCGTTAATGGATTACATTAATAGTTCGGGAATTAAACGATGGAACATTACAGAAGATGATGATGTATATAAGAAAATGATTGGATTTATCAATCTTCTTTGTGAGAAACCGTTTCAAGAAATAAAATAAATTGACCTTTTCGGAATATGCCTACTATTTATAGGTATATGAAAGAATTATTAACTTGTCCTATTTGTGAAAAACAATTTCAAACGTTGTCTTCTCACATTCATTTTACACATAAATTATCAATAGAAGAATTTCTTCAAAAGTATCCGAATACAAAACTTGTTTCTAATTCAATAAAAGAAAAAGTATCTAAAACTTGTAAAGAAAGCGGATGTGGTAAATGGATGAAAGGATATGAATACCCCGAATGGCGTATTAAGGAATACCAAGAAAAAAATTCCGGTAAGGGAAATCCATTTTTCGGTAAAACTCATTCTAAAAAAACAAAAAAACAAATGTCGGATAATCATGCCGATTTTTCTGGAAATAAAAATCCATTAGTAAAATGGTTAGAAAAAGACCCAAATAATAGAGAAATTTTTTCTACAAAATTAAAAACTGCTTGGATGGAAAAATTTAAGGATGAAAATGTTAGACGACAATTTTGTGAAAATAATTCAAAAACTATATCAAAATTATATGTAAATGGATTTAATCCATATACAAATTGTGAACGAGGTTGGTTTGTTAGTGGAAAATTTAAAAATAAGTTTTACTACTGTAGTTCATATGAAAAGAAGTTTCTGGGGTTCTGTGAGTTATCAAATAAAATAAAGGCTTTACAACGTTTAACCTTTGTGATACCATACAAAGATAAAAGTGGTAAACAAAGAAATTATTATCCCGATTTTATTGTAAATCAAACTATTGTGATTGAAATCAAACCAAAATCGATGTTAGATTATAATCACAATAAACAAAAAATCGAAGCCGGCAAAAAATACTGTCATAAGAATGGATATGACTATAAACTCTTGATGGAAGATGAATTAAAAGATTTGGACAAAATTTTATGAACTTAAACAATTGGTTACAAAATAATTTGGTGTTTATGACCGTCCACGGGTCACAATGTTACGGTCTTGCCAATGAATTATCCGACCTTGATATGAAAGGAATTGTGATTCCACCAAAAGAAGTAGAAAATAATCTTTTCCAGAGATTTGAACAGACGGAAAATAACGTGGAACTTCATAAGAAATTTGAACATCTTAAAAATCCAAAGAACCCAAAAATCGAGTCCACCGTATTTTCATTGAAAAAATTCATGTTGTTGGCCGCAAATGTAAATCCAAACATCATTGAACTGTTATTTGTTGAACCATCTGATATCTTGGTAAGTTCTCCTACTATGGAAAAACTTTTAGAAAATAGAGATTTATTTCTATCGTCTAAAGCCAAATTTGCGTTCGGAGGCTACGCCTACAGTCAATTGGCGAAGATTGAACGTCACCGTAAGTGGATTGTTCGTGGAGAACTCGAAAAGCCTGACAGAGCCAAGTTTGGTCTGCCAGAGGAACGTGCTCCACAAATGAACGATATCTTTGGGCTAATCAAGTCCGAAGTCGAACGTTGGAATCTTTCACAGTTTCCATTGAACGAGGAAGAACGGGATGAACTCAAGTCAACAATCTGGGAACTCATTTACAATGTTTCGCAGGTGGACGTTAATGAAGGTAATTGGCCAAAGGTTTACGAGGCCGGTGTAATCGAACGTCTTGCCAAGGAATATAACTTGAAGGAAGAAGTTGTTGATGTCTTACAGAGAGAAAGACTGTATAAGAAGGAATTGGAGTCTTATCAGTCTTGGGTAAACTGGAAGAAGAATCGTAATCCTGCCAGACACGCTCTCGAAGTGAAATGTGGATATGATTCCAAGCACGGTTCCCATTTAATTCGATTACTTCGTATGGGATTAGAAATTTTAAACGAACATAAAGTAATAGTTAAAAGGCCAGATGCGGAGGAAATACTTCATATAAAAAATGGAGGATGGTCGTATGATAGATTAATGGAGTATGCAAAAAATATGCAAATTAAATTAGATGAATCATATAAAACCACAACTCTCCCTAAATCCGTGGATTACATGAAAATTAATGAGTTGTATCATACTTTATATGAGAATTATCACCGTTAATAATATGAACAAATTTATTTCAGAAAAATTCCAATCATCGGAAGAAATTCATGAAGAAATAAAATCTATTAAGCGAGCTGCTAAAAAGATTTTAAAGTCTAAGAAAAAATGTAAAGAATTTATTAATAAAATTCATAAGATATTTTGACGTTTTATATTTTGACGCCATATTTATATGGTATGAAAGATATAATATTATGGGAAGAAAAAAACTCAACCGAACAAAAGACGAAATTAGAGAACAAACCAACATCCGTTCAAAACGTTGGTATCAACGAAACAAAAAAAGAATTTGTAAAGAAAATATGCGAAGATACTGGGAAAGAAAAGATTTGGAAAAGAAATTGTCCTAAATGTGGAACCGAACATCAGTATTCTACAAAACGTTCTTATGATAAATCCACAAAACTTAATTCCGTTTGTAAAAAGTGTTATACTAAAGTTTTAGCTATTAAAGCTCATTTGAGAAAAAATAATGGCCCGTATATTAAAAACTGTCCTAAATGTGGTAAAATTCAAGAATATTCTTCTTTAAAATATTTGACTGACTGTTTAAGAAATAAAACTATTTGTGGAAGTTGCGTTGCTAAAAACAGAACATTTTCAGATGAAACAAGAAAAAAATTAAGCGAATCTGGAAAAACAAAAGTCTTCTCGGAAACGCATAGATTAAATTTATCCAAAAGTCAGTTAGGAGTTAAAAGTTGCCATTATGGGAAGAAACTTTCAGAAGAACATAAAAGAAAAATAAGAATTTCTTTATTAGAAAGACTTAAACGATTGGGTATAGGAACAAAAGTTGATGAAGGCTCAAGAGAATGGTTTGAAAAATATAATAAAGAACACAATACAAATTATAAACCTCGTAGGTTTTTAAATGTTGGTTATGACGCCGATGGATATGATGAAAAATTACATTCGTGGATTGAATATGATAGTTTATATCACAAATACCATCCACAACAAAAAGAAGACTTAATAAGACAAAATAATATTATAAAATATTATGAATCTATTGGGAACCCATTAAAAGAATTTTTAAGATTTATAGTTTGGACGGGAGAATTAAAACGTATTATATAAAATGACTAATAAAGAGTTGATAACTAATTGGAGAAATTTGGGAATTAAATTTAAATCATCTAAAGAAATAAAAAGTTTAAACGAATTATTTTTGATATGTGTCGGCGAAAGTGAAATTGATGTTGGTGGAAAGAAAGAATTAGTCGTGGCTTTTTTTCAAGGTTATGACGATAAAGGAAGTCCTGCTGTATTCTTTACATCCGACGACAAAGACCGGTGTTGGACTTTTGCCCATAAAGACGGAACTCATTTGAAAAGTAACATTGGTTCCTTCGTAAATGAAATGCCAGAACGAAACAAAAAAAGAAATAAAAAAAAGACGGCCAGTAATTAAACTGACCGTCCTCTTCCATTCCGAACTCTAAATTACGTTCTACCTTGTTGTCTCTTATCTATTGCTACGTCGTGTGAAGCAATTGGTCTTGATAGATTTGGAGTAGAAATGCCAGAATCAATTTTTACTGCGCACACATCTGCACTTTTAATATTATTAAACACTTCATTATATCTTGTTGTTCCAGAAAATAATTCTTTCAATTTAAGTGGTAATGAAGTTTCTGGAATTAATATTTCTCCCCGTCTATTATCAGTTACAACATACACAGTTTGTCCATGTAAAGCATTATTCTTTTCTTTTTTAACTCTACAAAATGGAGGAATGCCCGATTTATACGTTCCTTGATTTACACCCGCTTGGTGATAAAAGATTGTATCGGTATTTAATGGAAGTTTTAGAAAGAATTTCAACAATTCATCGGCATTATCAGGAACATCTTTATGTAATTTGAATCCCAAATCACGTAGAATACCTAAAAAGTCTTTCGTTCCTTCATTTAAACGTCGAACAACTTCAAACAGAAACGGATTTACTTTTTTTTTAAGATTTCCTGCATCAAAGAAGATTCTTCTTGTTCTTCCTCTTGAGCAATTTCTCCGACCATAGGGGCTGGAGATGAGGCCGGTTGTTGAGGAACTGCGCCTGCGGCAATTTCATCTAATGAAGAAATTTCAAAGTATCTTTCCATCTTACGTCCCATATCTTCGTATAGTGCATTCAACTGTTGAAGACCGCCGTAACATTCTCTTGAAAGTTTTGAAAAATCTTTTGTGATTTTCTTGACATCATTGAAATCTCTCTTGACTGTCTCGGCTTGGAAGTAATCGCCTGATTCGGTCATAGCATATGATTCGGCCATTTGACCAATCTCTGCTAATGTCTTTGACATTTCCATAAGGGCGGTTTCACAACGTAGAACTTTTCCGTATTCGTTGAACTTACGAACCTTCTCCATCAAATCTTTCTTCTGCTGTGGTGAAAGCTTTTGTTGGTCGTTCCCAAATTTTGCCCCTCCGTCAGCAGGAATCTTTCCAAGGTTCTCAACGATTTGTTTGAGACTAAATTGTTTTACTTCTAAATTTTCAAATTTGTTCATATGGTTATAAATAGTGTCAATTTTCCAAAATATCTACAAATTGTCGGTTCATTTTCTGTCTTCATACGGAGTATTATCAAATTGTTGTTTATAATTCATAAAAAACTCTTCTACATCTTTGAATTTTGGGAGTGTGGTTTTTTCATTTTTTACTTTATCATCAACTATAAATCCCACACCTTTTTTATAACTTAATTTGATTTCTGGTTTTTTTAAAGAATAATGATAAATTCCATCGTTTTTAAATCCCACATCCTCCAAATACATTGCGTGTTGTGCCGACCAATTATCGACAGGCACCAATCCTTCTTCGTTTTCTTGACGAATGGTATTTAGTAATTCCATTAATTTAATCATATTATTACAAATCCAATTTTTTAAGGAATTCAATCAAGATAGCAGCACCTTTGATATCATCTTTAAATAGAATAGACTTGGTTACAATGATATTATCCTTTTCTTTTTCTTCTTCTTTTGAAGGAGATTCGGAGGGTGGGGTTGGTGAGCCTGGAGGAAGTTGACCTTGTGGTTCATCAGTTGGGCCGCCGGCATTCATTCCGGCAGAATCATCTGCGCTTTTTTCTTCGTCAGGTGTTGGACGTTCTTGTTTTTGAAAAGCAGTAAAAGAAAATTGACCACTATCTTTCATCTTCTTAATTACGGTGGTATGACTGATATTGAAAGAATCTGTGGTGTTATACCAAATTTCTGTTCTTGCAATTGTGGTAGGTTTCTTTTCTTTGAAATTATCCAATGCTTCCAATTCTTTTGGAGAGAATGGTTGACCGATATAAGGTTTGATATAAGTTGCCCAATCAGCTTTTACATGAAAAGTATTTGCTACGGCATCAATATCTTGTTGTCCTTCATCGCCTTCATTCAAATACATTGGTTCAACAATATCCTTTAAGACCGATAGTATTGCCTTCTTCGTTTTGAATTCGGATTCGCATTTAATGAAGTCATCAATATCTTTGTCGCTCATGGAACCGGCAACTTTTCTAAGATGCTCAGGAGCATTAGGATTGTGTTTAGCACCTTTGACGGCCTGGAAAAAACGTTTTTGTTTTAATGAAATACTTGGCATATACAATAAATATAATAAAATTATTATTAATTGACATTCTCTTTAATATAAGATATAGCATTTTCCATTATAGAAACATTTTCAAATAAATGTCCTATAGCAGAATTACAATGATGACATAATAATCCTCTAACCTTCTTTGTATTGTGGCAATGGTCAACCGCTAAACTTCTTTGAAATTCCGATTGATGCTTTCCACAAATTTTACAACATCCATTTTGTTTAATAAATAATTGATTATATTCTTCTGTGGTAATTCCATAATTTTTTTGTAAATTATAAGATTTTAAATACTCTTTATATTTTCCTTTGTTTTTTTGTGCCCACTCTCTTTTATAAGATTTATGAGATTCTCTCCATTTCTTTTGATATTCTTTATGATTATACATACATCATATAAATATCATTGGTGATTTTATAAGATTTATTGTATTTTACAAAAATTACTTATATTTATCAATTAGAAATACAGCAATCTTTTGCTGTCACGTTAATAAACGTAACTTCATTGGACTTCTAATAAGCCCAGAACACAAAACACAAAACTATGATTAATAGCGAACTATTGAAAGAAGCGATTGCCGACGCAAAAGCAGTGAGAGCAACATCTCTTGCCAATGCTAAAGCCGCTCTCGAAGAAGCCTTCGCCCCACGTTTTGAAGCAATGTTTGCTGATAAACTAAAGGAAGAAGCACAAGAAGAAGAAGAGGGATTGCAAGAAGTCGAAGCACCTAACCAGGTCTCCGGCAAAGGTGGCGAAGCCAAAGGCCCAGCAACCAAAGCAGTTTCTAAAGGTAATCCTAAGACACCAAAAGGTGGCGCAGGAGACAAAGATTTTAAGGCCGTTCAAGCAGGCGTAGGCCCAGCAGGCGTTCCTAAACTCGGTAAGAAAGTCAATGAGACAGCCGAAGAAGAGGAAGAAGGCACAATGAACGAAGCCGGACTTACATCCGAAGACCTTGATGAAATCATTAAGGAATTGGAAAATGAAGTCGCAGGAGAAGAAGAAGGTAAGGCAGAACCAGCAGCAGAGGTTCCAGCTCCAGCCCCACAACCAGAAGAAGAACCAGCTCCAGAAGCCGGTGCCGAAATGGGTGGCGCTCCAGAAGCTGACATCACAGCCGACCCAGCAGCAGGTGGCGAAGTCAATATTGACCTTGGCCCAGAAGCCGGTGGCGAAGGTGGCGAAGAGCAACCTCCAATGGGCATGAATGCCGGTGGTTTGCCAGGTGAAGAACAAGAAGTTCCAGCCATGCCTCCACAAGCCGCACCAAACGCCGCTCCAGCAGGAGATGAAGATGAAAACA